TGGTTGACCCTCAACTTGGCGTTGGACGTGCGTGCCGGCAGGAACGGGCCTAGCTCGGGCCGGTACTCGACCACTGACCATGACCGTCCGGTGCCGCGTCGCTCGATCTTGTGCGGCTTGACCCCGACGCAGTCGACATAGACCACGTCGGCGGACTGGGTTTCGCGCATGTTGTCGAGGTCGGTTGCCACCCATGGCGTCGTCAGTTCCACAGTGCCGGTGTCGCCGATATCCACCGACTGCACGATGCGGTCGACGATGGCATCGGACTGCATCGTGATATGGAAGTTGCCAACCGGCGTGAACGCCAGATTATGATACCCTGTCCCGATCGATGTTTCGGCGATATAGTTGTCGTCCCCAGCCACAGACCCGACGCGTAGAGTGACCGGGCCGCGTTCGACGCGGATGGCCAGCGAATGCTCTACGTTCTGGTCGCCGGTATCGACAATGACCCGCCTTGTTGCCTTTGCCAACGACCCTATGGAATTTGCGTTGAAGGCAAAGGATTGAGTCGATCCCCCCGTTCCATAAAGCTCATAGTTATGGAGAAAAACGGCTCTACCATCTTCGTTCGCAGTCACATAGAGGCGCCAATGGCGCCAAGCGTCTGCCGTACCCGTATCGGAAAGGGTGAATGTCCTTTTCTCGCCGATTGCCCAGCCTGTTTGTCCCGACTGGGAATCCTCCAGCGCCCACTTGCCCGTATCGGTTGCGAACGTCCCGGTATCGAATTGAGCGCCGAGCAATCTCCATGCCGAGGGCATGCCCAGTTGAGACAATGCCAGGTTTTGATGCTGGAGCGCATAACTAAGGACGGTCTGAGTGCTCCCTGCACCGAAGTCGACATTGAGCCATGACGGTACCGCCGAGTCACTTGGGGCAAATCCTGTATCCTGCCACGCCGTAGCGCCGTCGACAGCCCAATCGTCCGCCGCCTGCCATGCAGCCCCGCCCGTGGTCCCGTTGGCCGTCGAATTCTGGCTCGATGCCGTGATCGTCACGCCATCGGTCGTGGGGCCGGTCATCACCGGGATAATGTCTATCGCACCGGAATCGTTAATCGAGCCCGTTCCCGTGCTGGCATCGGTCCATCCGGTATCGGTAATGGACAACGTCGTTGCGACCGCCGGGCGCCCCAGCAAGGCATCGTCGATCCACACCCGCATTTTCCTGTCGGTGAATTCCAGCAGGGCGGTATCGTCGGTCGCGGCGACAAACTCGATCCATGCCGCCCCGGTATCGGAGAACGACGACCCGAGATACTTCGTCCCCGGCCTGATCCGCATCGCGCCTTGTGTTGACGGTATCCAGTTCGTCATTACCGCCGCACTGAGCCGGGTCCGGTCCAAGTCGGTACGCGCCAGGGCCTTGGGGGAAACAAGACCTCGGTTAAATGCCCAGAGAGGAACGTTCTCGCGCGCCATGTCAGGCCCCGAACTCGTAACCGCGCCAACGGCCACGCACCGGGCGCTGACGTTTCTGGAAAGCCTGCTGTTCGGTGCGGGCCTGACCCCCGACCAGATTTTCCGCCATGCGTGGGCTGACCGGCATTTCGGCGTCCTCGTAAAACATGTTGCGCTGCGGCATCGCCATCCGGTCGACCGGCTTGGCCGTCATGGTCTGGTGTGCAAGAGCGGTGGCGATCACGGTGTCGCGAAGTCCCGCCATCATCCGATCAGGCTGTTCTTGTTGCCGCGATCACCGCCCGCGCGGCCCCGGCGCGCCCGGTTGAATCTCCCCATGGGAAAAGAACGGGACTGCGCCTCATTCATGGCGTCCTGATTGAGCGCGATCTTGCGCTGACGATCACGGTTCTTCTCGACCAGCACCTTTGTCGTGTCGGACTGGTTGAGCCCCTTGCCGATCCGTGCCGCAAGTTCCAGTTCGACATACCGGGTAAAGGCGCGCGGCCATCTGGTGAGTTCCAGCCCAAGCCCGGTATCGTCGCTGACATAGCGGACATAGATCGGAGTGACATCGGCCGACCAGAAATTCGCGTCATCCCAATAGTCGACCAGCGGATAAGTGAACCGCTCGTCCTGCGATACAGACCATGTGCGCACCCAGTCCGGGGGCTTGGCGAACACTTCGGTGAAGCCGAACGACGGTTCCACGCCGGTATCGGCCGCGAGTTTCACCGTCTCCATGGCGAAGTTCCACGAACCTTCGGCAAGGCAGTCCGCCACGACGTTGTCGTATACGTCGGTGAGGGCGCGGGCCGATTCTACCGTGTCGCCGGTGTCGCTCAGTCTGGTCTGCCCGATCTCGCGCAGAGCCTCGTTCCAGATGGCGAGTTTCGCGGCCAAGTCACTTCGCCTTCACTGCCGCCGCGATCCAGGCAAGGGCGTCTTCCTTGGTCGGATTTTCCCTGGCGTGGGAGACCACCTTGCTGTCGGATTTGCGGATCACGTCGAAGCCACGGGCGCCGACATTGTACCTGACGAGATAGCCGGCTGTGCCCTCCGATGCGCGAGCCACCGGATCAACAAGCCAGCAGATACCGTTCTCGTCCTGCTTGAGGACTTTCACGGTAACGCCGGCATCGCGCACCGCCGTCACAAACAGCCTGAGATAGAAGGAGTTGTCCTCGGCCACAACCGTAATGGTGGCGCTGACCTGGTCCTTGCGGTCGGCATCCGGGTTTCTGCGCAGATGAGGCGCGATGTTCACCCAGAACTCGGGCATGAACAGGTTCTCGATCGGCACGCCGACCGGCAGCGTGATGCGATAGCGACGGTCGACGTACTCTTCCGCCTGAAAGTACCGTTCCAGCAACGGCTGGATCTGCGGAACTTCGGGTTCGGCGGGCTTTTCCGCCACTGCGGTCTGTGACATGTGCTGTCCTTGGTTGAATTGATGGAAGTGACGGGGGACCGAAGCCCCCCGCCTGTCTTGCGCGGCTTGTTAGCCGGTGTCGCCGACCAGCACCATGCGGCCGATCTTGACCTGTGTGGCGCCGGTGTCCTGGGCATACATGACGGTGCCGATATACTGACGCCGTCCGCCGATGAGCGGATTTTCCGATTCGCCCGCCCAAAGGCCGGTATCGCCTTCGGTAAGGTTGAACCGGTCGCCCTTGCGCATACCAATGTCGTAGCCGTTGGTGATGAAACCATCGACTTCGTTGATATCCGCCACGAGCACGCCGGTATCCCAGTAGCTCCAATCGCGCGGCCGGCCGGCAATTCCCTGACCGGTGAGGGCGAGCTTGTTCTTGTCGAACGTAGCCATTGGATCAGCCCTCCTTATGCGTTCGAGGCGTCATGCAGAACCTGCACGATGCCAGACTGTTGAAGGAGCTTCGCCCCGGTGAACGAGGACGCGCGCGCGTAGGAATAATCCTGCTCGTCCTCGTAGCCGATGGCGATGTTGAGGTTGTCCATGTCGAACGCCGAACCGATGGCATCGGAGTGGTAGAAGTAGCACTTCTCCGATGCGGTGCCGGCCCCGCTGAGGTTGTGGTGGACGATCCAGTTGAATCCCTTCCACCGCAGCACCCGGCGAGCCGGGCCGGTATACGGCTTGTAGTCGACATAGTCGGCGGACGCGAACTCGGGCAGCTCCTCGATGTAGCCCATGAAGGCGTCGGAAACGACCGCCCACATCTTGTCCATGTCCTCGACCGGGACTTCGTTCTGACCAAGCTTGACCTTGGCCTTGCGGATCAGCGAGGAACTCGCCTGCGCCGCGCCGCCAAGGTTGTTGGTCGCCGTATCGAGCTGGGTGATGATGTCCTGATCGAGACGGCGGTTGAGCACCGCACGGGTAGTGCGCTGCATCAGCGCCCGCTGGTCGCCCTGGCTCTGGAAGATGTTGAACCGGGTCTTCCGAACGAGGTCGTGCCATTCCACCAACGTGCAGGTGTTCTGCGTGTTGGAGTCGACACGGGCCGGGATCAGCGAGTTGACGCCACGGGTTACCGCAGACGCCCCTCCCGAACCGGCGACGAGAAACACGGCCTGATTGCCCTGACGCTGGATTTCGGTCACAGTCGTCTGGCGCAGCCAGGACATGTTCTCTTCGAATTCCGGGACGATTTCTTCCCGGTATAGGGTGACAGTAACTTCAGCCATGATGGCACCTCAAAGTCTGTCGTTGAGATGCCGTCCGTTCCGGGTATCCCCTGCCGACACGGGTGCGGGGTGTCCGGTTCAAAAAGAACCGGGGCCGTCTCATGCCCTGGGGAGCTTCACAAACGGTGGTGGATAGACGCCGGTGCGGGGCCGTTGCCGGGGTGTCCGCAGAAAGCGCCTTGGGGTATCAGGCTCGCGCCTGAATCTTCTGTTGTGCGTCGAGCAGTTCGCTGAACCGCTTCTGCATGTTGGGGTCTTTGTTATAGCGGCGGCGATCGTCGCGCATCACCTTGCGGATTTCGGCAAGTTCGGCCTCGACGCCCTTGCCGGTCTGGTCGCCGCCTTCCGTGACAGTCACGGCCGGGTTGATCTCGTTGGCGAGGGAGAAGAAGAACTTGTTCCACTTCGGATCGTCGCCGAGCAGCCGGCCGTTGGGCAGGCGTGCGGACCTGACTTGAGACAACAGCGATTCCGGGTTGTCCTTGTCGTTGCCGCCGGGTGCGTACATCGCGAACAGGGATTCCGCCGCCGCCTGATAGCGCGGCACCTTGGCGCCGTATTCCTCTTTCAGCGCGGCCATGCTTTCGCGCATGAAATTCTCGTCGGCCTGATCGAGTTCGGCCGCGAGCTCTTCGTCGCGGGCATAATAGGCGTTGATCAGTTCGTTGAACGCAGCGGGCTGCATGCCGCCACGGTGGGCGGCCTCGGCGAAATACTCCACAATGGGCTTGTCGAAATCGCCGATCACGGCGCCATTGGCGAGCTTGATGTGTTCAAGATAGCCCTTCGGCTCGTCGGGAACCTCAAGCGCCTTGCGGAACGCCTTGACATCGTCCTCGCTGGCGTCCTTGCCCGGCTTCTTGATCAGGTTGCCGTCAGAGAACACCGATTCCAGTTCGCGGGCCTTGGAGAAGATGAGCGCCGGGCTGTCGTAGCGCTTGAGAGAACGCATCGCCTTGTCGAAGGCTTTCTTGTCGCCGGCGGAAGCATGTTCGGCGATCTTCTCGCGCCAGTCCTCGGGCCATGATGGTGCAGGCTCCGGGTCCGGCTCTTTCCCGTTCGGCTTGGGCTCCGGCGTGGGGGCCGGTTCCGCCGCAGCCTTGGGAGCGGGCTCCGGTGACGGCTCAGGCGCCGGTTCGGGCGCTGGCTCAGGCGGCGGTTCCACGGCGGGTTCGGGATTCGGTTCACTCATTATTCAGCATCTCCTTCGGTTCTGAAATTCTCCGCCGGCTGACCAAGCACCCAGCCGATTTGCAGCGATACCGACAGCCGGCCACAGAGATAGTCGGTGGTGCCCTTGTCGCCCGGCACGAACAATTCTCGACCGGCCCGACAGGTGCCGCGCACGATCCAGTTCATCGCTAGCTTCTGCTGGACTGGTGTTGCTTCGCCCTTGGACACGGCCTGAATGGCGCGGGCCTCACTCATTGTGGGTACGGCATAGGCGGTCGGCCCGGTTCCGCCGGGGTTGGTCGCAACGGTGCGGTTGGCCATGGGCTAGCGGGCGGGGCCTTGCCCACCAGCGCCGGCTTCCGCCTCGGCCAGCGACTTGATGCCCTGACCGCCACGCTGGACGATTTCCGCGGCAGCGCCGATTTCGGCTGTCGCCTTGTCGGCTTCGGCCTGCGCGGCAACACGCTCACGTTCCTGGTCAACCGCTTCTTCCGGATTGAGCCATTCCGCTTTCCAGCCGATCGATCGCACCGCATCGCGGGACGCCTTGTCGAGATTGACGTGGGCCAGAAGCGCGGGGTCGACTTCCGCCAGCGGGCCATAGACCCGCGCCATGCCGTCGATGAACACCTCCGCCTCGTTGGCCTCGGTCATGTCGGTGAGCGGGGAGCGGAACTTGAACTCGACCTCGGCACCGTCGCGCAACTCGTCCGGCATCCATTCCGGGGGGCCGAACGCGCCGCCTTCCATCAGGATATGCAGTTCGGTTTCCGACAGCGGTGCGTTGTAGCCGACCTCGATCGGCTCCCACAGCGGCGTGGCGGCCTGGATATGCTCCATCATCCGGCGCCGGACCTCGAAGGCCGTCATCTTGTTGCCCAGTTCAGGCAGCGTGATCTTGTCGAGGAAGAACGCCGCCCGGATGTCTTCCCTGAGTGCGGCCGCCAGTTCGGCGCCGATCGGGAAGCCGGACTTGTCGCGGGTCACCGGCCGGAGCACTTCGCCCAGTTTCTCGTCATAATCCCAGTCCACATTGGTGATGCCGCCGGAAGCCAGGTCGATATCGGATCTGATGGCATCGAACACCGCGAGCATGGGCGGATCGACATGCTTTTCCCCGGCTTCCCTCAGGACACGGACGATGACCTGAAGGGTGCGACCATCGGGAAGGGCGATCTCGGTAGCGGGTGAACGAGCATACGGCGAGCCGTCGATGGTCTCCCAGCGGGCCACGACGTAGCAGAAATAGCTGAGCCCGGCTTCCTCCAGCACGGTCTCGGAATCGCGCTCGACATAGAACGACGTGAACGGGAATTCTCGGTTGCCCGTGGGCTTGTTGTGGTAGAGCCGCGACGGCATGACGACGTGACGGCAGCCGAACGTCTTTTCCGGGTCTTTGCCGTAAGCCTTCATGACCTCCTTGGAGACCTTGTCGCCGAAGTGCCCAACCAGTTGGCGTGCGGTCGGGTTCCATTCCCGGTGCAGGTGATCGACCCGGCCTTCCGCGTTCTCAGCCCATGCACAATCACGCAAGTGATGGTTGCGGTGCAGCAGCCCGTCGCCGGCGATGTTGGGCGTGATCTGGACGACGCCATTACCGAACGAGGCGTAGTCGTGATCGGTCTGCTTCGTCGCCCGGACAAACCCTGAATCGGGGTCATAGATCGCCCGCCACCAGATATCGGACATGTATTCCAGGTAGGCGCGAATATCCTGGCGGTTGTCCAGTTCCTCGTTGTTGAGGTGGATATTGCCCCATCGCTGGTCCTTCGGACGCAACTTGGCCGAGAACAGGTTGGCCAGTTCGCGACGGGCAAGCACCGGGTAGGACGAGAACAGGTGATCGCCGAATTCGTCGCCGTCGTTGCGCTTGGTGGTGAAGTCGGCGCGCTCCGGATAGAAATGGAGCGCGATCTCCTGCCACATCCGATCGACGGTGCGCTTGCGGCCGAACACGCCGTCGCCGATCTTGAGAACCTCGCGGGCGCGTGAGTCCATGATCTGCGATCAGGCCCCGAGCTTGGCGCCGCTCGACCCGGCGCGACCCTGTAGGTTCTGCGTCAGGATCGTCGACAGACGGCCACGACGTTGCAACGCCGACTGCTTGGTGCGGTTCGCCGCGTCCTGGATATTGGGGTCGTTCTGGACCGGCATGCGCACCACCTTGGGCTTGGCCGGGGCAGGGATGTCCGGGGTCTTGGGCGTTTTGAAAAGGCTGCCCATGGCGTTATCTCCTCTTGGATTTCGCGTAGCCCAGCCGAACCTGCGGCTTGCGGCCATTGTGGGAATTCATGCGGCGGATCGCCGCCTTGTCGCCTTCGCTCAGGCACATGACGACGGTATCGCCATGGTCGGGCGAGCGGCCGATCCGCTTCTTGATGTCTTCCTTGGACTCGATCAGGATGGCGCCGGACCTCACCTCGTAGCGCGGCGCGGCAAGATCGGCCCTGAGTTGCGGGCTGGGTGGCAGGGCGACGGCCGAGCCGCCTTCCTGATCGGGGTCCAGCGCCTCACGGAACAGCCACCACGCCTCGGCACGCCGGTTGTAGAAACGCAAGCCCGTGCCGCGTGCGGTCCTCGACGATTTCGCCGTGCCGTCGAACCGCAGATAGGCGATGCCGTTGTCCTTGAACCGCTCGATCACCGCGCCGGCATAGCCACCACCGGAATCGACAACGATGGGCACGCCGTCCTTCCGGTGACGAATGACCAGCCCAGCCATTGCCGAGCCGTCCGCCGTTTCCTCGCCCTGAACGGCCACCAGCGGGGCATACCAGCCCCCATACCGCCATCCGAGCACGGCTGAGTCGGCCCCGCCCCCGGCGCAATCCATCGCCATGGCGGTCATCTCAAGGCCCTTGTAGCCGTCTTCTTCCCAGCGGGCCTGCGCCGCCATGACCCAGCGCGTCGGAATGACCTGCCATTCGTCATCGCGCAGGGACGCGGAGAACTTGCCTTCCTTGTAGGCTTCCCGCAGCCCGGGCGGCAGGGCAGCGAGCACCGAGCCATAATTGGTCTCGGCAAGGTCGGGGTTGTCGTCGAGCTTGGCCGGGATGAAGGTCCGCGACCGGGCCACGATAGGCTCGCCGTCGATCATGTGCGGGCCGGGGCCGTCAACTTCCGCGTCCTTGCCCATGATCGTGGTGAACCAGCGCAGTTCGCCCGGCTTGGCAGGGTTGGGATAGGTCTCGTCCAGCCACGGCGCCCAATACTGCACCACCCACAGCCCTTCAGCCGTGGTCGGCGGGTTGCCGGCGCAGATCACCCGGCACCGCTGGCCATGAGCGGAGCGGTTCCAGCCGATGATGAAACGGTACTGCGTCTCCGTGAAATCGCTGATCTCGTCGAAGCCGATGAAGTCCTTCGGCTCGCCCTTGTATTTCTGCTTGTCGTCCTCTAGCTGGCAGCCGCCGAACTCGACCAGCCGGTCATCGGGCAGAACGAATGTGGACAACTGCCCGTTCCAGCCGTCGCGATGGCCGACCATTTCGGAGAACCGGCGGATGAAGCGGGACGCTTCCTTGTTGGTGCGGCGCAGGATCAGGGACCGTTTCTGTGCGGTCAGGGCAATCCCCAACAGAAGGTCGGT